ACATGAAATTACAATCCCTCCTGTCGACTTTTTGTTCATAGACTCAGATCACACTTACAGTTGTCTTTCTACTGAACTACGTTTGCATGGGGATAAACCTCTTAAATTTATTGCTTTCCACGACACAGTCAGTTATGCGGATGAACTAGTCCCCGCAATTCAAGAGTTCTTAAACAAGGACCTTAACTGGACTGTCTACGAAGAATACACCAATAACAATGGTCTTCTTATTCTTTCTCGCGTAAAGTAATTTTATTTTTATGCTTAACTAAAATCTCATTGAGAGCACAGGTCTGCCCGGTGGCTCTTCATCATCGTCATCTCCCTCTTTTCCATCACCACTCGAAGAGTTTTCTGAGTTTGGGTCTTCGTCATCTATAAAGAACTCTGAACGTTGATAGTTGAATTCTTTTGCACGACTGTTCAGCTCTTCAGCAAGATACATTCCTGCGCAGTAGCTTTCGCTAATAAGCTCTCCGGCCTCTTCAGCAGTCCTTACCTCTCCTTCCGGAGAGATACATTCCTGTAAAAGTTGCGCCGATACCGCAAGAGCGCAAAGTTTATCCAGTTTTTCGTTGAGCTTAACGAGCTGATCTATAGAGTTACGTTGAAAGTCTTCAAACTTTTCTGCTTTAGTTTTCACAGTAATAACCCCTGCGGTTGTTCAATACGATCCCAATTTAATGCAAAAGAAATTTGTGTGTTATCTCTCCACTTGTCGGGGTGCTGGAAGACAAACCAGCAGCTTGTAACGGAATCTTTTGTAGACCCGATGGCCCTGAACTTCGGACGTGGGTTTAAAACAACCATATTAGACAGTTTGTTTTTTAATAAAAAATTTCTGCGCCTAGTTACAGGCTCTAAAAACGAAAGTCTGTCAAGTACAGCTATACCCTCGGAAGTTACCTGCATACCGTATTCAAGTATGTATTCACTCAGCTCGCTCAAACCCATCGTTGCGGCCACGACCCAGTCATAATTTTTTTGTTTTTCTGACACCCACCACACTGGATCAGTAATGTTCTCTATTTTTTCATTTGTAGTCACATTTAAATTATGACTTTTTAATTGCTCTGATAAGACACCCATAGGATCGTAGGGGACCAAAACAGAACCAGTTACATAGGTGTGTTTGACAAGAGCGTGTGTGATGCCAGCGGGGATGCTGTAAAAAGTTTCCATCATGATCATGTTGGGATCGAGACGAGCTTAGCTGGTTGTACCTCGTTTGTCGAGAGCAAAAATGATTATAGTAACCAGGTAGCAGCTAGAGATTATGTTAAGTACTACTTGGCTAAGCACTGAGCAGCAGTTTTTACATCAGAGAGTGATGCTGGATGTAAAAAAACTAGACAGAGAGCAGCTTGTGGATATTTTTGGTTCTTACCATCAAAGTTACTTATTAAGGAATAAGTTATTTACAAAACTTGTTTGTTGGTGTGTAAAAAATGGGGTTGAACTTCCTCCGATTACTGACTTATTAGAAGAGAGAGAGGGGAGTCCTTCAGCTGAAGACAAAACTCAATAAAAAAGACGGGTGTTACCCCGTCCCTTTTACTTTAATTTATCGTAAATCAGTCGAAGTCTATCCCCAGTTTTTTAGCTTGGTCTTCACTAAGCTGCACTGTTTTTTTAGGTTTAGGAACCGGTTGTTCCTCTACAGTCTCTGGTTCTACAGCAGCGGAGGGCAGAGATTTAGGGTTAAAGGAGGTCCCAAAAGCCCCCTGCGGGGTGGATGTATGAGTCTCAGCAAATTTTGCTTTAATTTCTCCGTGATCTGAGCCGAGAGGGAGTTCGACTAAATCGGAACCGGGTATGTGAGATTTAAGAGTTGAAGCTACTAAGCCACAGCCTTTATCCTCTAACCAGGAGTTTATATCCTCTATAAGACTGAATTCTTCCTCGGAAGCAGCAGGTCTATCAATAAACTCAAGAGCGTTAAAGTTTATCTTTGCACCATCAGCACCTGTAACAGGATCCCTTTCGTTGAAACTTCGAGTTACAAATTTAGTCGAAGTTATAACAGAGGCACAGTTAATGCGATTGTTATAAAGGGTCTGGAAGTAACTTATGAAGTTTTTTTGAGAGGATTTACCAGAGATCATTGAAGTTGTCACACACCGAGGAGGCAAAAGCCTGTGGTTAGGACTTACACCTATATACGCAATCCGAAGGAACTCCTCTTGGTTTCTCATTCCTAAGTTTCCAAAGAAAGGAGAGAAGCCAATAAGAATGAAATCGATGGGTATGCCATTGTCGTTTTTGTCGACAATTGCACTGTCTGGATCAAAGTCAGCTTTCCATCGTCGCGCCTGCAGGTCTATCCGCAAAGTGTGTGGAGGGATGTTGCAAAGAATTTCTTTTTCTGAAAATTTACCAGCGATAAAAACCATTGTTTGTCTCAGAGATTAAAGGGAAAAATCGATTGAACCAATAGCGGCAGCAGCAACTGTTCCTTTTTCAGGATCAGCCGCTTTCTTAGGAACAGCTTTAGATGTTTTAGGAAGATAAAGAATTTTATCAATGATATAGTTTAAATAGTATTTTTCGTCCTTTTCACTCGTAGAAACTTTACCTACAGCAATTGTAGGAGTTCCAGGAGCTAACTCAGCTAGTTGTGTTGAAAGTTCTGCCCAGGCAGTCAATTTGAACCAGGCTGTCTCTTTCTCCTCGGTTTGCCAAGCAAGAGAGCGATTTGTAACAGTAGTGTCATTCAATTCTACTTCATCTACTTTGGGTCCTAGACCTCCTGCAGCTATAAACAGGTTTAACGCTAACAGGTCATCAAAGTTTTCTCGAGTGACAACCAGCATTGGTTGCATCTGAAGAACTCCATCAGGTGTTGCTCTGGTAGGACCGATAGCAAGAACTGAGTCCTCCTTTTTGAGGTTTTGAAGCAGTTTTCCTACGTAATGTGTTTTGTTTTGGAGGAGTTGAACCTTTGTGGGAACACGCCTGTCATTAGAAGGTAGGCTCTCGGCTAAGACATTCAGAGTGTCGCCGTCCTCTTGAGATGGGCTCGTTACTCGAAGCCCCAGTAAAAAAACGTTCATTTGTTAGTTGTCGGTAAATGGTTGAGCGATGGACTTTTAGTACCTCAGCAATCTGCCTTACGGGAGCGCCTTGGCTTCGGTAGGCTAATAGCAATTTGTTGTCACCGCAAGAAAGTTTTGCATTTTTTCCGTTTACGTACGTGAAGTGGTACGGATTTATGCATTGCTTGCAACTACAAGTGCTTTTTGTTGTAAGGTTGTCTTTTGGTATATCTAAATATTTTAAGATTAAATTTTTTATGTATTTTCGTTTTCCAAACACATATGTACATGGAGTTTTGTTTGTAAAAGATCCCTCCCAAATAAAACACTCTTTTTGAGTGAAGTCATTAAAAGCTAGTTTTTTAAATAATTTAGATATGTAAGAAGGAGCCGTGTGCTTATAGTTCAGACTAAAATAGTCTCCATCTAATGCCCTACAAATATCAGAAGCTTGTGCTTGCGCGTGGTTTGAATCCAGCGAGGTCAAGGCTAAATCTAACTTTTTATTATTGTGTGTTACTGAAAGACAGTGAGACTCAGTGCAAGGCATCAGCCTGGAGTGAACTTGACAGCAGTTTAGACGTTAAAACAAGTTTAATTCCTTTGTTGCTTTGAGCTCTGACAAAGCTTTTAAAGTGTCCACGTAGTTTTGTTGAAACGCCTTCTGTTTTGGAGTATATAAGGTACGTAAATCCTTAAACCTTCTCTTTAAGTCTGATTCTTTTGCGTAGTCTCTGCTTGCGGACCCCATTTGGGGTTGGTAAAAAACATCTCCCGCGTAACGTGCGGCCATTACTTTCCTTGTAGATAAGCGTCGTAGTAAGCGCGGAAAGGATCACTCTTGTCGGTAGGAATCCCGGCCCTATATCCGCCAGCGTAAGGCTGAGTTTTTCCGTAGAAAGAGCCTTCGCCTACTTCATTAATACGATTTTGAATATTACCTATTTCTGAGAGGTTTGTCCCTACACCTCCGGGTTTGTAGTAAGCCTTAGCTTCTAAAACCCGACGCCCGTAATCAGCAGGGTCATAAAACTCTTTCATTTTACCGGGGTCAAGTAAAGGAGTTACAAATTTCTGATAACCTTCTGCTCCTTGAACATCAGTAGTGATATCAGTCTGCGTGGATTTATAAGGGTCGAAACCAGCAGCTCTTGACTGGGTGTAGAAACGGTCGATGTCTGCCCCATAGTCCATACCTTTCTGTAAATCTTCATACAGAGGTTTAAATAATTTATTAAATGTTGGTTGGTCTTTAATGTTTTGCGATCCGATCGCTCTATTTAGAAGCTGAGTTGCTTTACCTGCAGCTGCTTCCGAAGGCAAGTCAGCCGAGTAAGTAGAAGTGAAGCGAACGTTTTCTGGTTTATATCCAGAATCTATGGGTTTAGGAGCTTCTCCACCAGCTCCTCCACCAGCTCCTCCAACAGTTGCATCGCGGCCTGCCACAGTTTGAACAGGATTATTTTCAATATTTACGTAGTTACCCATTCCATAACCACCCCCATAAATTTCTTCTCCCATTTCTCTTTCACGTCCTAAACGAGAACCCCGAGACCCCTTAGGTGATCTTGCGTAACCAGTTAAGGGGAGATCCCCTGCCATACGAAAAGGAGTTTGCGACACGTGTCTGGAGTTAACTCTCCTTATCTTATAGCTTTTTCAGCTAGTTTCTTTTTTTTAGCATAAATTTTTGAATCTTATGACCTTTTTTCACCACCATATCCAATGTTTTTAGCCTTAAATTAGCTTCCTCGTATGTAGGGTATATCTTGGCGAGCTCTTTCTGTTCAACGTAGTCGGTAATCTTATCAAGGTCAACGGGATCTTTCACATAAGTTCCACTAGGACTTACGATTAACCAAGCTTCTTGGAATCTCACAGTGTTTGAAGAAATCATTTCAGCTTGTGTATAGAGACAAACCCCTTGAACTATCGCAGGTTTATAAGCTGTTTCTTTAAATGTATCGAATCTTTTAACATATGAATTAATTTTGTATTTCTTCTTCAAAGACCTTGCTGTGTTGCAAGCTTTTAGAGGCGAACTAAAGCCCTCAAAGGTTAAGTAAATGTCGTTTTGTCCCGCTAAAACACCGTGGTAACTCCCATTGATTTTTACCACACAAACCTCTTTTTCAGGGTTTTTTTTGATCTGAATAAATTCCATTGGTTACTTAGAAGCCCAGGAAGAACCGACACTCGCGTCCGCTGATGCCGGAACAGACTGTAACACGACTTCAGCTGCCGAAACCATGATATTTTCTAATATTTTTTTGTAGTTTTCAGCTTCGCCCTCTTTTACCTCAAGCACAATTTCATCGTGTACACAAGCAATTAGGTGAACTTCATCGTTTAAGTATTTGTTAATGTTTGCCACAGCAATTTTTAGTATGTCAGCGCCCGACCCCTGTATCAAAGTATTGGCACAGCACATCATCGTCGCATCGTCGTAACTTAGTAACCTCCTTCTTCCACAAGCTGTCCGAGTGTAAGTCCACCCGTCTGCAACTAGCGCCGCCCTCTCTTGATGCCAAGAACGGAGACGAGGATAAGCTATGTGAAACGCCGCGTGGGCCACTTTAGCTTCGGATAAAGAAAGCATTTTCCCGCTCTGGGCAGCATAAGTTTTATATTTCCTGAAACCCATGCCATAAAGTAAGGCAAAGTTTAGTGTTTTACCTTCTTGTCTTTCTTCCTTGGTTACTTCAGATAAATCTTTTTTATAAATTAAACTCGCAGTCATGGTATGTAAATCAATTTTGTTTATAAACGCCTGCTTCATCTGAGGAATGTTTATTAACTCCGCCCCAAGGCGTAATTCAATTTGAGCCCAATCGCAAATAACTAATTTAAAGCCTTCAGCTGCGACAAAACACTCTCTAAAAGCTTTAGATCTAGGTATTTGCTGAAGATTTACAGCAAATACGGTCTTTTGTTTTGTCTTGACTGTTTTAGGTGAGCCACTGCTTGTGAATCTACCTGAGTTAGCGCCGAACTGATTGTACCCGGAGTGGATCCTATGAGTTATAGGGTTGATGTTGTCAATCAGTTTAGTAACGTGTTCTAACCTAGTCTCGATTTTTGCACGTTCCCTATATAACCTTAGTGTAGAATCATTATTATCAAATTCCGAAAGAGCGATTTGATTGAGCGTGGGTTTGCCTGAAATTTGATCCTCCGGTAGCGAAATATCGCAGGCAGTAAAGGCATTCACCACTTGTGTAGGTGAGCCTGGGTTAAACTCTTTTTTGACGTTTTTTCCTATGGCTATAGAACCGTCAATTTTTTGAGGGAGTTTATCAGTTTCAGGAAGACGAGAGTCCAACTCTGTCACAAAATCAATTGTTTTATTAGAAAGCTCATTCTGAATAGAAAGCTTTAGGCTTTTAAGCTTCTCAATATCTACCCCAAATCCTCTTGAGCACATACGTGCCACGGGTCTAACGCATTTAGATTCGAGGCTGTAAATGCTTATTAAATCTTCTTCTCTAAGTTCTTTAAGTTGAGCTGCAGCTAAACGAGGAAGAACATCCACATCTTTGGCAGCGTACTCAATTTGATCTTTATTTAGTTCTCCACTCCAATCTGTTAATCTTTGTTCTTTACTTAAATCAATTTCAAATCGTCTGTGAAGAACTGCTTTAAGAGAACAGGACACGTCAGCAAAGTAAGTTTTCTTAGCCTGAGGAGAAATCCGTTTCTCTTTATAACCTGCTCTTAAAACACGTTCAGCTATATAAGTGTCAAATATTTTATTGTTAAAATCAATTCCTAAATATAACAAAAACTGTAGATCAAAATTTAAATTGTGGCCGACAAGCATCTCTCGTGTTTCTATTAGACTTTTAAGCTCTTCATTGTCTGTGTATTTAAACAAATCAAACACATAAATTGTGCGATCCACTATCAACGGATCTG